GCGCCGGCCGGCGAATATCACCATTGGTCCGGTTAACACGCCGCCCGTCAGGCCCTGCGGCGTCCCGACGACGACCACATCGCCCCGCAGTGGAAACGGGCTACGCTCGATACCTACACCGCCAAGGCAGGCATCGAACAAGGCGATGATCCCTCCGTGCCCGCGGAGGATCATATCCATCTCGGCCTCTGTGCTGTAGCGCCTGCGCCATGCCGCTGCCGGATCGACGTCGCGAACGAAGCGCACCCACTCCGCACAGATTAATGCGCAATCAAAGACGCCGTATTGAAACCGTTGCTTACTCGCCCACAGCCGGAACGCGGCTAGCTGCTCGTTCACCCGCTGTCGCTGAAGTCCGGCCAGCCCAACCTCTGCCCGTAGACGAGCTCAGCGATATATTCGAGGCCGCGATCACCGGGGAAGAGCGCCTGCTGATCGGCAGTACTCCAGTCCTGAAAAGCCGCCGTGTTAAGCCCGGTCCATTCTGACTCGGAGCTTAGGGACACCGAGGCGGCGCTCGGCCCCTGGATTGAGAAGCCGATGACATCGAGATAGCGGCGGTCGAGTTCATAATGAGCACCAACCGGCTGGAGCGTATCTGCGTCAAAGAACTGAAGATATATCCGCTGCTCCAGCCCGTGGACGCTGGGCATGGTGCGGGCCTCCGCCACGAATGCCGGGTCAACGCCCGAGAGTGCGAGGGTGAGTCCCGGCGCCGCATCATCTCCACCGAATGCCAACGCCCCGATTTTGACGAGCTCGCCCGTCCCGATCCAATCGAACCCGGCAATGTTGATGACGCCTAGCCCCGTCCAATTGCGGGAGATGCCGACATTGAACTCATTGGCGACAAACAACGCGGCGTGGACGCTATGCCCCGCGGCAATAGCCTCAATCACCGGCTCGAAGAAGCCGGCCATTCACCATGCCTCGACAAACGACAGGTCGAGTTGCGGCGCGTATCGCATTACGTCGAGCATGACCGGGTTTTCATCGGTCGTAAAATTCATTTCGACGACTGCCTCATCAAACAGCACTGTTGCGCCCGACGAAGCAGCCGCCCGCAGCGGCGGCAGGCAATTCAGCGTGTAGGTGCCGGCGCCCGTGCCATCGACATCAGTGATCAGATAGGCACGATGACCAATACCGAAATGTCGGCCGGCCTCGGGAGCCGGCCCCGCAGTGAGCGTGACGCTGACGACCGTCGCGCGAATCGCTGCGCTCGCCGAGAGCGTTGCTGTGCGCGAAAACTTCGGTTCGAATATCGGCATGAGAATGCCAACGGCCTTGCCCTGCGCTAGGCCGAACAATTCGCGCGCCGCCTTGATCTCGGCTGGCCTGCGAATCGGGATGGTCCATTGCGCCCGCTGCCGCATGGACAAGCTGATGATGTTCTGCTCCTGGCCATTTGACGCGACACCACCGGAGCGTGATGGGTTTTCCAGCCACATGCCGCCGGAGACCGGATTGGGCAACGTCCAGGCTAATGCCATCAGCGTCCTCCGGCCCGACGCCGGGCGCCGTCGCTAGCCTCGACCACGGCATCGCGCCCGCCCTGGCGCGCGACCGCGTGCGTAGTTGTTATGAACAGCGGGCTCGGGTCCACCGTCACGCGGTTATGCACGGCGACCGCCTGGCCGCCACGGCCGCCGCCGAGCCCGCCCATGCCGGGCACGCGGATATTGACGGGTATCCTGCGCCCGTCCGGCAGCGGCACAAACGCCTCGGCGCCGTGTCCTTCGCCGAACACCGCCATCTGCGGGGAATGTGCCACGCCGCCGCCGGCATATTTGCGCAGCGGCATCGGCCCGCGGCCGGTCATCACGCCGCCGCCAGCCAGGCCGGTGATAGCGCCGATGATGCCCCCGCCCACGTCGGGGAATATCGCGTTGAGCGCCATGTCGAGCAGCCGGTCCGAAATCTTCTGGAGCGCATTGGCGAGCGCCTCGGCAGGTTTCACGCCGTGCTCCAGGTCGCGAACAAAACCCCCGACCAAATCGCGCTTAAAAGCCGCATTGGCAGCGTTCAGGGAGTCTTTAATGTCAATTGTTGCCAGCCCTGCCTCGTACGCGTTCCGATTAATTTCCTCGTAATTGTCGGCAAGTTCTTTTGCGGCATCCGCTGCGGCTTGCGACTGGCCAGAAAAAGTCGTCGCATCCATCACCTTGGGCACGTAAGCCTGTGTTTCGGCCGGCAATCCGCTCTTGCCTGCCAGGAATGATTTTACCCGGCCCGGCCCGGCATTGTAAGCAGCGACCGCAGAGGCTACGTCGCCGTTGAACATGTCGATCAATTGGCGAAGGTATCTGGCAGCCCCGACAATGCTAGATGAAGGATCAGTCGGATTGACGCCCAATCCCGCTGCCGTTGCTGGCATAAACTGAGCTATGCCGATGGCGCCAGCCGAGCTCCTCCGCTTGCCGGAGATGACGTCGGGAGCAAACCCGCTTTCCGCATGTAGGATGGAGGCAAGCAGATTTGGTGGAATACCCTGCGCCGTCGCCGCTTCGAAGATGCCCCGTTGATAACGTGCCGGAGCTTGCTTTACGGAAAATGCAAAATCGCCGGCATTCTGTAGGGCGGCAGCAAATGCTTTCTCTGTTTGATCGCTACCACCACCACCACCACCACCACCACCAATGTCCTCTGGAATGGTAATCGGCACACCGGTACCAAAGCCGCGCGACCTCGCCCGCCCGGCTTCGAAAGCAAGTTCTCTAGCCAGAAGGATAGCGTCGATTCTATCCTTCACCGCCTGAGCTTGTTCGGAAATGGCATGCTGCTCGGTCGTTTCGAGCACCGTGCCGCCAAGCCCCTTTGTGGTCGGCCCAATCGACGACATCAACCGATTATACTCGTCGGTTAACTTCGTCAGTTCAGACGGGCCGGGGAAGACGAGATGCACTTTGAGGTCAATACTCTCGCCGACCAGAATGCTTTTCCACAAAACATCCCACGTCTGCGTAAGACCTTTTAACTTCTTATCCAGGAGGTCGGCACGACGGAGTGCCTCGTCGGAAAACAGCCCGCGATCCATCAGCTCGTCGGTATATTTCGTCAGCGCCTGCGTGCCCTGCGCGGCGAGTGCAGCCATTTCCGGGCCGGCGCTTTTGCCAAAGATGCGAGAAGCGGCGGCGGCTCGTTGCGAGGCATCCGCCACGCGCGCTAGGCGATTCATTGCATCAGCAAGAATGTCATCCGTCGAGCGCAACGCGCCGCTCGCGTCCCGAATATCGATGCCCAATTGCTTGAATGCTTTAGCTGCCTCTCCCTTGGTTTTAATTGATGCCTCACCAATCGTCTTATTCAGCTTTTGAAGAGCCTCGTCCGCTCCTTCTGCTGAGCCCTCCGATTGTTCCAGCGCATAGCGCAGAACCTGGAGGGTCTTGCCGGCGACACCTGCTTTCGTCGCGGCATCGCCGATGCCGTCGAGCGCCGTGATTGCTTCGCGCGCCTTGTTGATGAGTAACGTAACGGAGCCCAGTGATGCGACCGAGATGCCGATCTTGGATAAGGCTGTACCGAACCTGCCGGCGGCGCCGGCCAGCCCAGTGAACGACGCGTCGAGTTTCTTGACGCTCGCGGTCATGCGGTCGGTCGAGTTCTTCGTCACGCCCTCAAGCCGCTTGATGGCATTTTCAAATTGCTTGGTGTTAGCCTCTACGACCGCAATAAGCTTGGCATCATCGGCCATTGCCAAATCCCTTTGCTTTGATGGCCTTGCTCATCGCCCGCGCTACACGCGCTTTCATCGGCCGCTTCTGTGCTCTGTATGCCGGCCAAAAGAACGGCTCTTTCGCTACGGTTTTAATTGCACCGTCGCCTCCAGGTCTGCTCTTGTGCCCGAACTCTATCCCGAGCGAATAGTCATAGAAGACCTTCACCCCCTTCCGCACCGACTTGGTTGTGGCTGTCCCGCCCGCGCGCACAATCCACGATCCCGGCCGTTCCCCCGGAGCCATCCGAATGGAATCGTGCAGCGCTCCCGAGATGAACGGCGCCAGCCGCTTGGCCATATCCACCATTGCCTGCGCCGATCTCTGATTGGCGGCAGCAATTTCCTTCTCGGCTTCGGGCACGACTGCAAGCAGCCGCCCCAGGAAGTGCGTCCGATTTACAAACTTCATCTCGACGCTAGCCATCAATCGGCGCCCGCATAAGCCTCGATGATGACCTCAATGGCGAGCGCCTGAAAAGCCGCTAGAGGCTTGTCCCGCATCTCCTCTTCGACGACCCGGTAGGCATTGAGCAACCCGACCGGATTGTCCGCGCCCGCGAGCGCGTGCGCGAGTACGTGCCGCACGTGCCCGTCGCCGAGCAGGCCGCGCTTACCGAGCTCCCATAGCGCCGCGAGATTGCCGAAGCGCTCCGTCTCGTAACAGCCGACCCGCACCGTTGGCCAATTGCGCGGGGTGCACAGCGCAAAATCGCGCTCCTCACCGGCGAACTCACGCCGCAGCATGGCGGAGTACCTCGCTCAGTTGGTCGACCTCGTCATCGCTCAAGGCCTCATCGGTCTTGCCGCCATTGGCCCGGCAATAGCCGGTGATCATGGCATTGATCTCCCACAGCGACATATTGCTTATGTCGATGCCCATTGCCCCGCCCCATCCCCAGAGTGCGGCGAAGCGGATTTTTCCGTTGGGGAGATCGGGTTCAGGCTGACTACCGTCTCCCCGGAGCCTTTTGGGGCTTCGTCGGGCACTCCCTGAATAACGGCTTCGAGCACGCACATGGCTGGCTTGATGTTGTCGCCATAGGGCTCGATGTGGATCTTGATGAGCCGCGCCGCCTCGGCTGGCGCCATGCCGCCGCCGATCAGTCCGAGCCGCAGCGTCTCGCGCACATGGGCGGGCTTCCACATCTCGTTTTGCAGCAGGCCCCATACCCAAGCCGGGCCGACATCACATGCCTCCTGCCAGTCCTCCAGCTGCCGTGCGGTTAGCCGGAAGGTCCGCTCTTCGCCGGCCCACTCAAAGCGAGCGGTTGCCGATCGGCTCATGCGGGCTCCTTATCCTTGGCCTTGGACCGCGAGTGCTTGACCTCCGGCGCCCGCGCGGATGCCCTTCTGGCCGCCTGCCTCTCCATAAACGCCACCGTGTCCTCGGCGCTGTCCATGACCGATGCGCCCATCACAGCCGGCTCTGGCGTTCTGATCAGCGGCCCGCTGCCCATGATGGCGCAGTTCCACATGACGAACTCACCGCGATTGGCAGTACGATTGAAACTCTGCAAGTGTGCCGCGCCCTGGTAGACCAGATTGCCGGTAGGAGTCGTAGATGGATATAATCCTATCCGAACATTTTTCGTTTCAGACTGCAAAAACCAAGCATCCCACAGATCGATTGAGCCCTCGTCTAGAAGACCCTCGCCGCTAATATCCCAGGATAGACTGAGGGGATCGCGGACGATCCAACCGGCAGCGTCCTCGTCGTTGCAATCCGGAACGACAATTTCATTGAGGTTTTTCGTGAAGTTGAGCGCCCGCGAATTAAATGCACATGGCTTGGTGAAAACCTCGGGCGTTGCCCCATCCCCTATCGTTAGGAAGAAATATTGGAATGGAATTCCTACTGCCAGAGCAGCCACCATTGTCCTATCCTTTCCAGTGTCAGAGTTGATTGAGCAGCGCGCGGAACGTCATTGCTGCGTGCGCCGTCTTGCCGTCCGGGTCGCGCAGGTAGAGCGTTTCCGCGTGCCGGATCTGGAGCAGGTAGTGGTTTTCGAGCGTTAAACTCGCGGCGTGCAACGCCTGCCGTAGGGTGCCGG